CTTCGTATCGACCTTGGCATTGCGGTTCGGCCGCCCAGGAGCGGTCCGGTAACCCTGCATCACGCCCTCAGCAAAGGCAGCTGGGATGTCGCGGTCAGTCCCCAGTCCTTCCTGGAAACGCAGAGGACCACGACGAACCGGGTTATCGGTAAACTTGCGCTCCCACACGGGAGTCATGCGCTCCGGATATTGCGGAGCGGGGGCGATCGGAGAAGTCAGGTTCGGGTCAGCCATCACAAATTCTCTTTCGCGCGGAACTTTGACGTCCTCCCCGGCCTGAAGGCCGGGGATTCCTCCTGCGCGGCGTGAGCCGCGCTCCGGTGGGTTCCTGCTTCAACGGGTCCTGCCCTCCGTCTAGCGGAGGGTCTTATGGACCCTCCACAGGCGTTTAACCTCTCCGCTCGTCCAGCGGGGAGGATGCGGCTTACCCCGGTCTTCAGGCCGGGGCTTGCGCCGCCCAACTACTGGTCAATTTCAGCATAGAAATCCGCGTTTTTAATCTGGTAATGGCAATCAGCTGTAGAAAAGATTCGTAGTGACTTCCACTTCCGGCATCTGGTGTTCAGCGGTCAATGCGCATGCCAGCGCTAGGGAGTCACAGTAGTCGTCATACGCGCCAGAAATATCGGGAGCCTTGGCGAGCATGTACGGCCCGACATACTCGACCTCAAGATTCCTCATCTGCTCGATGAAACGGTTGTACACACGCGTACGCCGGACTCTGGAGTGCGCAGGCCAAACCAGCTTGCGCCGGTTGATCAGCTGCATCAGGTGCTTCCAGCGCTTGGACTGGTCAGAACGCTGGGACCCCATTTCGATGATCTCTGCGTGTGGCATCAGGACCTTCAACCTGCTTGCCACAGCGTCTCCGACACCACCGACATCAATTCCGATCTGATGGACGTTGTAGTCCTTGAGGAAATCAACTATCCGAAAGTACTGCGTCTCCCAATCGACACCGCGAAGGTCTAGCCAGTTGAGAATGCGGTGCTCCATGTAGCCGAATTCATCTGGGTTGTCCCAGTCCACCCAGACGACGGTGACGACGGTGCTGTCCTGTTTCCGGGCAGGATCAATGCCAACGACAACCGGGCTGCGGTGCCACGCACGCACCAGCTCCATACTGCGGTCCCCCAGGGTCTCAAGGACCTCGGAGGTGGTGAACATTCCCTGTTCGAGCAGCCACACCAGGCGGTACGACAACTTGAAATCGTCACTGTCGTAGCCGAGATTCCGGATTTGCTGCTGGCAATGCTTGGCGTATGAAGGGTTGTACTTGCTGGCTTCCCGGTAATCTGCTTCGAAGTGGTTCTGGCGCTTCCCCTTCTGAGCTTGTTCGATCCGGTTCTTCCGGATGAAGTCATAGAAGAAATTCCGGGTGTAGGTCGGAGTCCCGGTGAAAACAAAGGTTCCGTTGGTGCTCGCCGCCATGGGCACGATCGATTTGAGCACCATCCGGTCATCAGCGCCCTGCGCCTCGTCCACAAGGATGAGATGGTAGGTGCGGCCCTCAATGATGGCGCGAGGGTGACACGTCTGCTTGCGGACAAGAGAGCCGGATTTCAGCGTCACTGTCCGGCCACGAGCTTTGATGCCGTCCTGGATATCAGGGTCGTTCATCAGCGCGATAGCGCGGTCGCTCGTAAGCCTGCTGACGATTCGGCCGAAAAGGTTGTCTGCCTGGTCATCTACAGGAGCAAAAGCGCCGACCCAAACGCCCTTAGAAAACCGGCCCATCAAATTCGGATAGACCTTGGCCAACACAGGGAACATGATCATTACGGCAGCCACCGTGTTGGCCACTGTCTCCGATTTTCCTGAATTTGAGACCTGTACTCCGTTGGCGATGAACCATCCCTTGCCATCGACCGTCATATCGAAGACCTCACGCTCACCTGCGTCTTCGATATCGATGATCTTTGCCCAAACGAGGTACTCGTTATCCGGTCCGTAACCGTGTTCCTTATAAACTTTTCGTTCGGCGCGGCCCTTACCATTTGGGCGGAGAGCCTTACGGGCGAAGTAGTCGATGGCGTCAATGGACTGCTGTTCCTTACCGTAGATCAGCCCAAACGCCTGAAAAAACCGGCGGACATTACGAGCCCCATTCCCGACAACAAGACGGTAGAAAGTGCTCGTGCCTTTGGCATGCCTCTCAGGCTTCACAGTAGACATCACACCGAACTTCAGCAGCAGAGCATGCCAATACCGAGCATAAATCTCATCGTTACCACAAGCCAGGAAGATATCGGGACCCGATTTCTTCATGGTGATGCAGCCGTCACCAGACCACGCCCGGTTCACAAACTCACACGCCATGTCCGCAGACCAGCGGAAAACGTCCAGGGGGAATCCGTGGTCCCATTCAATGGCGTGGAGAGCATCGAGAATCGGGTTGTCGTAACTGGACTTGGTCGTGGTGAACAAGAGATCGAATCCGTTCCCCTTACGGTAACGCTTGGCTTCGATCCCCCAGCGCCGCCGGACAATGGCGGACATCTCATCGAGATACACGTCTCGATTGTTGGTGAATTTGATGCTCTGTCCGTGGCGTATAGATCCGTCGGTGGTCATATAGCCAAGAAAGCGGGCAAAGTCCTCGTCTACATCTTCGATGACATGACGAGGAGTATTGTGCCTCCCGACGTAGATCGTACGGTCGATCTTGTTAATTCCAGGCCACTGCGCAACGCCCTGAGCGACAGAGATGTAATCACCAGGCTTCAGGAAACCGGCAGCCACCCATCCGTCCGGGGTTCGCACAGGATGGTTGTCTGTCATGATGACCTCTCCCCCACCCCGGATCTTGTAGCGCTTGGTCGGCTTCACGCCTGTCTTGAACGCCTTTTCGTGGTTGCGAAGCCGCACTGCCGTACCGTCCTGCCTGAACACCACCGTGTCCCCATCGAGGCACTGTCGGCTGAACAGGGCAGTGATGCTCGCACCGTCATTGATGATGAGGGACTCGATAATCCGGGCGGCAAGCGGACGCTGGTAGGGATAAAGGGGATTTCCGGACAGCTCGTCGACGACGATGAGCATCTTCTCGACGATCTTGTCTACGGTCTTCTGGGAAATCTCGTCGAGAGGGACACCACTGTCCAGTTCTGCTAAACGCTCATCGTCATCCGAATACTCATCTACAACTTCGTCGTCGTAATACTCTTCGAGTTCGACTTCTGACACTTTTCATACCCTCGTAATGGCGGTCATTACGAGGGTATGAAAAAAGAGCCGACGCTTTATAATGCGTCGGCTCTTATGAGGTCAGTACTGCTCTACACGTCTGTTGCGGACAACGGCGAATGACCTAGCCTGGCTCCGCGTCACTTCCCCAAGCGTTGCTGCCTCTACCTCTCCCGGTGTCATTCCCCACGAATCCTGTGCGTGAAGGACAAAGGGATACACATCAGCGTTTTCTTCCTTACAGGGAAGCGGACCACGAACCAAGCAGAAGGGGTCTCTGCAATACATTGTATACCGACTGGTATTTGCGTATCCGATGAAGCGACGGCAGGACACGCAGTAACGAGGTACGACCTTAGTTGCTGCTAGCGTCATTGCCCTCGCCCCCCTCGCCGTGATCATCAATCCCAAGATCTCGTGCCATCTTCAAAAGGGCATTAGCCAGAGGGATCAGGTTTTCCGGGTCAACTACAACACCATGAATAGGGACCAGTGTTTCTTCCAGATCTCCGTTACTGGGAGGACGCCGCACATACTCCCGAATCTCCCCAACATGGCGACCCATAGATACAGTAAGGTGCACCATCATACGCACGTCAGATCCGGGAGGCGCGAAAGCAGCCTCCCCATTTTTCCTGTCAAAGTAGGTCTTGACACGCTCTACCGCGTCCATATCCCTCCTCGCCCCCTTCTTCAGCAGTGCGCGACGACTGCACATCATAACACAGCAGAAAGACCCCGGCCGGAGACCGGGGTCTTTCTTTGACGTCCTCCCCACACCGGGGAGGACGTCAAGCCGCCACGGGCACCTCTCCCTTGGCCTCCATCTTGGCAAGCCTAAGGGCGTTGCACACCTGTCGCCTGCCAATATTAGGGAAACGCTGACAAACGTCCTCCGTGGCCATAAGCCTGTCCAGGTCGTTTCCAGAGGCAACCCACTCCGCGACGATCTCGCGAGCGATCTCCAGATTCTCCGCAGACACACGCGGGATGTTCGGCCTATCCCGCGTCTCATGAAGTCCGGAGATCTGGTTGAGACCGATCGTGAGCTGTTCGTTAGCAGGCACATCCACGGACTTCCCGATCAGCTCGGGGTGGTCAGGAATCCGGATGGTCGCGGAGTCGTCGTCCGGCTGCGTGTCGCGGTCCATCCCATCCTCCAAGCCAGCAGCCTCCGACACCATCTCAGCCAGTCGCTC